TCTACATCTGCACGAGGACATGAATGGCTAAGAAGAAGGCAGACCCGCAGGACTTCACTGACGACTTGATCAAGTCCCTGAACAAGGACTTCGGCTCACGTGTTGCGTACAACTTGAGCACAGACGAGTCACCGACGCACGTCAAGCGATGGATCTCAACCGGCTGCAAGAGCCTGGACTACATCGTTGCCAACCGAAGAGATGGCGGTCTGCCTGAGGGTCGGATCGTGGAGATCTTCGGCCCTCCGTCCATCGGCAAGTCCCACATCGCCACGCAGCTTGCTCGATCCACCCAGCAGATGGGAGGCATCATCGTCTACATCGACACAGAGAACGCAACGTCAGTCGAGAACCTGGCAGCTCTCGGAGTGGATGTCTCCAAGCGCTTCGTCTACATCGACACGCACTGCACGGAAGAGGTGTTCCAGGTCGCAGAGTCGACGATCATGAAGGTGAAGGCGATGGAGAAGGACGTCCCGGTCACCATCATCTGGGACTCTGTTGCCGGCTCCTCACCGAAGGCTGAGCTCGATGGCGACTACGACAAGGAGTCCATCGGCCTGCAGGCTCGAGCGATCTCGAAGGGCATGCGAAAGATCACGGGCGTCATCGGCGATCAGTCCATTCTCTTCGTCTGCCTCAACCAGATCCGAGACAAGATCGGCGTCATGTTCGGAGATCCGACAACAACTCCGGGGGGCAAGGCGATTCCGTTCCACTCTTCTGTCCGCATCAAGCTCGGAGCAGGCCAGCCCATCAAGGACAAGGCGGGTGATGTCGTTGGCATCAACGTGTCGGCCAAGACGATCAAGAACAAGGTGGCTGCGCCGTTCCGTTCCTGCCGCTTCCAGATCCACTTCGGCAAGGGCATCTTTGAGGACGAGGAGCTGTTCGATGTCGTTCGAAAGGGCGGTGAGCACCTGATCAACGGCAAGAACGTGGAGGTGTCAGGCACTGGCTCTTGGAAGTACTTTACTGTCACGGATGCTACCACGGGCGAAGTGGATCTCGAGCGCAAGTTCTACAAGAAGGACTTCGGTGCGCTTTACGACGATCCAGAAGTGTCTGAGTGGCTTGAGCTTCTCACGGAAAAGATCTTTGTCAAGAACATGAGTGATCCGGACACTGTCGACGTCGACGCAGAGTCATACGTAGAAGTCCAAGCGCTTTCCGATGACTTGGTGGGTGAACTGGTGGATCCAGAGGCTGCATGAGCAAGAAGGTTGTCATCTGTGATGGCCTGTCGATCTTCATGAGGCACTACTGCGCCAATCCGACCATGTCCAAGCAGGGATACCACATGGGAGGCTTTGTCGGCTTCCTCGGCACCCTCAGGGACTTGGGCACCAGGTTCAGGCCTACTGAAGTGATCGTCGTCTGGGAAGGCGGCGGCTCCAAGAAGAGGAGGCTGCTGGACAAGGCCTACAAGAACGGCCGCAGACCAACGAAGCTGAATCGGTTCTACGAGGACGACATTCCAGACTCAACAGACAACAGGAACTACCAGATCCGCAAGCTCGTGGAGGCTCTGAGGAACCTGCCAGTCAGGCAGATCTACGTTCCAGACTGCGAGGGTGATGATGCTGTTGCTCACTTGGCCAGGCGTCGCTACACTGACTGCGAGGAGTGCGAAGTGGTCATTGCCTCTTCGGACAGGGACTTCTACCAGCTCATCAACGATCGGATCAACATCTGGTCACCCGGCCGTCGCAAGATGGTCGATAGGGATGCGTGCCTGGAGGAGTTTCACGTCTCCCCTGAGAACTTCTGCCTCTCCAAGGCCGTTGTTGGCGATGTCGGTGACAACGTGACTGGCGTGCAGGGCGTGGGATACAAGACGCTCGCTAAGCGCTTCCCGTTCCTCGCGTCCGATGACGTCTTGTCCCTGCAGGACATTTTCGATGCCTGCAGCGAGTTCGCCAAGAGAACACCGAAGATGATAACCAACATCTTGGCCTCTCGAGATCTCATCCAGAAGAATCTGCGGCTCGTGTCACTAGATGCGGGCACATTGCCAGCCAACATTGTAAAGCGGATCGATGACGCATATTGTTCCGAACACACAGTTGGCAAGGCGAACAAGATCTCGTTCTATCGCCTGATGACACAGGAAGGGTTGAATAGCTTTGACGTTGACACATTATTCTTCGCAGTCACACCAGGCATTTCCCATGCATGAGCTCGAAGCTCAAGAGTCGCCAGTTCTCCGAAGGGAGTTCGTCCAAGGTGCAGGTTCTTTCTCGCACTACGGCAAGGTCTTCCAGGAGCGAGTTCTCCAGGGCCTGCTGTACGATAAGGACTATGCGGCTCAGATGCATGAGGTCATGAAGCCTGACTTCTTCGACGTCAAGTATCTCGAGTACCTCTGCGAGATCTACTTCGCCTACTACGCGAAGTACAAGTGCTTTCCGGGCTTCAGCACGATCGTCACGATCATCAAGGATGACCTCGCAGAGGGCAACGACATCATCCTACGGGATCAGATCATCAACTACCTGACGCAAGTCAAGTCCAACCCGAACATCAACGACGTTGAGTTCGTCAAGGATAAGTCGCTCGACTTCTGCAAGCGTCAAGCGATGCGCAATGCTCTCGAGCAGGCCGTGAGCCTCATCGACGACGAGAAGTTCGAGTCCGTTGTCGGTCTGATGAAGAACGCTGCGGCCATCGGCATCCCTCACACATCGGGCCACGACTTCTTCGAGGAGCTCGAGGCTCGCTTCGTCAAGATCAATCGCAACGTTGTGCCCACAGGCCTCACTGTTCTCGACGAGAAGTCCGTCCTCAACGGCGGCCTCGGTCGAGGTGAGATCGGTGTCGTTGTCGCCAACACCGGCGTCGGCAAGTCACACTGGCTCGTTGCGATGGGCGCTGAGGCAATGCGTCGAGGCAAGAACGTCTTGCACTACACATTCGAGCTCACTGAGCACGCGACGGGCCTGCGTTACGATGCCAATCTCTGCCACATCCCGATGTCGGACATCTACGACAACAAGGATCGTGTCATGGAGAGGTACAAGGAGGGCGATCTCGGTCGGCTCATCATCAAGGAGTATCCGACTGGCTCAGCCAGCGTGACGACACTCAAGAACCACATTGAGAAGCTAGGCCTGAAGGGCTTCAAACCGCACCTGATCCTCATCGACTACGCAGACATCATGAGGTCTACCCGGTCGTTCGATAGCCTCAGGCACGAGCTCAAGCTCATCTACGAGGAGCTGCGCAACCTGGCCATGGAGCTCAACTGCCCCATCTGGACGGCTTCGCAGGCCAATCGTGACTCTGCCAACTCTGAGGTCGTCGGGCTGGAGAACATGTCAGAGGCCTACGGCAAGGCCATGGTCGCAGACGTTGTCGTCTCGATCTCTCGCAAGGCAGAGGAGAAAGCAACCGGTGCTGCGCGCCTGTTCGTGGCAAAGAACCGAGCAGGTCGAGACGGCATCCTGTTTCCGATTAACATCGACACAGGTCAATCTAGGTTTACGGTGTTGGATGCTGACGAGCTCACGCTCTCGGAAGCGAATCAGCAGGATGAAAGAGCACAAAAGGATCTCTTGAAGCGCAAGTGGAAGGAGGTCACCAAGATGTCAGGAAGTCTAGACAACTAACACACAGATGGAGCGAACGTGACTTACACGTATGATGAGGCTTATGAGGCCTCGCTTGAGTGGTTCGGAGGAGATGAGCTGGCAGCCGGTGTCTTCGTTAGCAAGTACGCCCTGCGGGATGCAGAGGGCAACCTACTCGAGAAGACGCCCGATGAGATGCACAGCAGGCTGGCCAGTGAGTTCGCTCGCATCGAGGCCAACTACGGCAATACTCCAGAGGGCATGGCCGAGTCCGCTCTCAAGCTCGAGCTCGGCGACATTCGAGAGATGCTGAGCAGCTGGGATGAGCACCTCGGCCGCCGGGTGTTCGGTGAGGTGGTGCCCCAGGGATCACCCATGGCTGGCATCGGCAACAACCACAAGATGCTGTCTCTCTCCAACTGCTTCGTCATCGAGGCTCCGCACGACTCCTATGCTGGCATCCTGCATTCTGACCAGGAGCAGGCTCAGATCATGAAGCGTCGAGGCGGTGTCGGCTTCGACCTGTCCAACATCAGGCCTGGTGGCGTGACGGTGGCCAATGCTGCCGGCACCTCGGACGGCATCGAGATCTTCATGGACCGCTACTCGAACACCACGCGAGAGGTGGCGCAGAACGGTCGTCGAGGCGCTCTCATGCTGACCATCTCGGTGCACCATCCCGAGGTGGACAAGTTCATCAACATCAAGCAACAGCTCGATCGCGTGACCGGAGCCAACATCTCCGTTCGCACGACGGATGACTTCATGCGAGCTGTCAAGGCTGGCGAGACCTACACGCAGTATTGGCCCTGCACGCCAGGCCTCGCGCCTGAGGAATACGAGATCTGCAGGGAGGTCGACGCTCGAGAGATCTGGTCGCAGATGATGCAGGCCGCGTGGAAGTCGGCTGAGCCCGGCGTTCTCTTCTGGGACACGATCAAGGAGCGATCGCCTGCTGACATCTACGCTGAAGAGGGCTATTCGACGCAGAGCACGAACCCATGCGGAGAAATTGTTCTCTCGCCCTACGACTCCTGCCGGCTCATGGTCGTCAACCTGAGTCGATTCGTTCGCGACCCGTTCACGGAAAACGCCTCGTTCGACTGGGGCGCTTACGGCAAGGCAGTATACAACACGCAGCGCCTGATGGACGACATGATCGATCTGGAGATCGAGAAGGTTGACGCGATCATCACGAAGGTGCAAGCCGATCCCGAGCCGGAACACGTCAAGCGCATCGAGCTCGAGCTCTGGCAGAAGATTCGCAAGGCTGCCATCAACGGCCGCCGAACCGGAACTGGCATCACTGCGCTCGGCGACGTCATTGCCGCGATGGGAATGACCTACGGGTCCGCTGAATCCGTCGAGTTCACGGAAGAGGTCTACAAGCAGCTGAAGCTCAACGCCTACAAGTCGACCATCGACATGGCTGCCGAGCGCGGTGCGTTCCCAGCGTTCGATCTCGAGCGAGACAAGCAGCACCCATTCATCCAGGAGGTGCTCGACGAGCTGCCGCAGGAGTATGTCGATCGCTACCACGAGTTCGGCCGACGAAACATCGCACTGACGACCACTGCCCCCACCGGATCCGTCTCTGTTCTCACGCAGACGACCTCGGGCATCGAGCCAGCGTTCATGACGCACTACATGCGTCGCCGGAAGATCAACCCGTCTGACGCTCGCGACAAGGGCCTCACGGTTGACTTCGTGGACGACGTGGGCGACAGCTGGACGGAATACACAGTCTTCCACCACTGGTTCAAGCGTTACCTGGAAGTGAACCACCCGGATGACGTCGACCCGAAGCACTTCGACGCCTCGCCCTACAAGAACGGCACTGCCAACGACGTGGACTGGGTGGCATCCGTGGACATTCAGGCCGCAGCGCAGCGCCACGTCTGCCACGCGATCTCGAAGACCTGCAACCTGCCCAACGATGCCACGGTCGAGCTTGTCTCCGACGTCTACACGCGAGCGTGGGAGACGGGCTGCAAGGGCTTCACGATCTATCGAGACGGGTCCAGAACCGGCGTTCTCGTCTCCTCTGATGACAAGAGGGACGGCAGCGAAGGCATCATCACGCGCAGTGCACCCAAGCGGCCTGATGAGCTTCCCTGTGAGATCCATCATGCCACCATCAAGGGCGAGAAGTGGACGATCCTCATCGGCCTAATGGATGGCAGGCCCTACGAGGTGCTCGGCGGCCTGTCTGAGCGGATCGAGCTGCCTCGCAAGCACACGACCGGCAAGATCACGAAGAAGGCCTACAAGTCGAAGAACGCTCGATACGATCTGGTGATCGGGGAGGGGGACGATCAGTTCACTGTTCGCGATCTGGTCAACGCGTTCGACAACCCGAACCACTCAGCATTCACTCGAACAATCTCTCTGTCGCTTCGACATGGCGTGCCCATCAACTACCTGGTCGAACAGCTCCAGAAGGACAAGGATGCTGACATGTTCTCGTTCTCTCGTGTTGTCGCTCGAACGTTGAAGAAGTACATCGAGGACGGCACTGAGGCTGGCAACGTGAAGATGGAGGGCTGCGAGACGCCTGACAAGTGCCAGATCAAGTACATCGAGGGCTGCGCGACGTGCGCGACGTGCGGATTGGGTGCCTGCGGATGACCGAAGGATACACGAAGAAGATCGACCTGTACGGTGACGGGATCGGCTCAGTCGAGTACGTTCAGCACATGGGCGATGATCTGACGATCGTCAATGCTGCTCGGATCTCGTTCAACCGGCAGAAGACGGAGCTCGACGAGAAGGACCTGGGGCTCATCAGGTATCTTGCCGAGCACAAGCACACCTCGACGTTCGAGCACAACGTGGTCACGCTCAAGTTCAACGTGCCGCTGTTCGTCAGGTCGCAGCACCACCGTCACCGTACGTGGTCATACAACGAGATCTCGAACCGCTACCTCGACCGAACTGATCCTCGGCACAAGACACAGTTCTACGAGCCGGCCCAGTTCAGGACCCAGCACGAGACCAACCGACAGGCTTCCAACGAGGACGACCTGATCGATCCCATGATCACCAACGATCTCCTGACAGGTCACGAGAGGGCGTCTGACGCCTATCGGCGACACAACATCAAGTCGGTGGAGCTCTACCAGAAGCTGCTTGAAGGTGGTGTGTGCAAGGAACAGGCTCGAGCCGTCCTGCCGCAGTCTCTCTACACGAGCTACATCGGGACGACGAACCTGGCGAACCTCATGAAGTTCATTAGCCTGAGGATGCACGAGGGCGCTCAGTGGGAGATTCAGAAGGTGGCTGAGGCCTGCCTAGAGATCGCGGCCGACCTGTGGCCGACTGCAGTTGATACTTATCGTCAGCACCTCGGAGGCTAACGTGATTGATTACTACCAAAGACAACAAGCAGAGCTCAGAAAGCAAGAAGCGATTGGTCGAATGCTGCTGATGTTCATAGTGGCTGCGATCTGTCTGGTGCTCGGTCTAGTTCTTGGGATCTTCATGGAGCGCTCGTCATCAACTCAATGCCTTGATCAGCAAGCTCCAGCGATAGTCATCGAGCGCTGAGATAACGAGCTCCGTCACGCTGCATACTTAGTCACATGGTGGCAGTTCTCTCGTTCATAGCGGGCCACTTCACGATGGCCTTCTTGTTCTACTTCAACCATCGCTACAGCTTCCACGGCCGTGCGGCCAAGGGGCTCAGGAGATGGCGCAGGGTCCACACGGATCACCATCAACGAGAGCACGTTGAGGGCTGGGCGCGGGACATGATACCCTGGTGGGGCTGGCTCGTCTTCGCGGCTCTCTGCTCACCGTTCGCTCTCTTGTCGATCCCGTTCGCCATCGGTCTCTACTCCTATGTCCTGCTCTACGAGATCGCCCACTTCGCCTGCCACAGCCACTACTGGTGGTCGCTCCCTTTCACGACGCATCACCTCTATCACCACTACCTGGATTCGTCAAAGAACCATGCCACGTTCTACGGCTTCATCGACCGGCTGTTCGGCACCTATCAAGAAGTGAGCTGCGATGATGAGCAAGTTATCCACTCGCGGCTTTACGGAGATTGACGTGGTGCGCAGCCTGAAGCTGTCACAGGCCTCAAGCGAGGGCGAGAGGACAACAGAAGCAAGCGTCCTCGTTGTCATATTGACGCCTGACCTCGAGGCTCTCGGTGGCCTGGCTGATGACCTGCAGCATCGCTTGACCAACATGTGCAGCACGAGAAGCAAGGTGGAAGTGGCGATCGTTGTCGGCGAAGAGTCCCAGGAGGCTCGCTTGTACAACCGCGGCAAGATCATGCACACCATCCTGCACCCGTCTCGTCGAGATGTGTTGGAAGCGTATCGGATCCTGACCGGACACTACAACTGATTAGAACTGCAGCAGCTTCTGCGGACATACTTATAGGCCATGGATCACGAAGTTCGAGGATACATCAGACCCATCAGCGCTTTTCACACTCTCATCGAGTGGCGACAGATGGTGCATGCGGTGCTCGACCTGCAGCGCCAGGGCTACGATGTCCGCGGTGAGCAGGGCGAGCCGAGCCCGCTCGTCATGCAGGCGATCGAGCCGTTCGTCGGACACCTCTACGGTGAGGCTGACCGATACGAGCTGCTGACGACCAAGGGGGTCAACGACTTCGTGGAGGACCTCTGCAACCACAGGTTCTGGTCGTTCGACCGCGACTTCGGTGGCTACTTTCCCGACTCCGGCCTCCTGCGATTCGGGTGGCTCTACTCGCGAGGGGACATCGAGCCCTACGTGCTCCTCGACGACGCGTTCACGGAGTCCGTCTACGGCGGCATCTGGAACCCGAAGGAGCTCTACCACTGGACGTCGGAGAGCGGCCTGAAGAACCTGCAGCGAGCCCTGGATCGAGGCGTCGAGTTCGACATCTCGTGCTACACCGTGCAGAAGTCCGAGTTCTTCAGGCCCGAGTCTCGCATCCGCCTCACCCTGCTGGGCAACGTCCGCGCTGCGTTCCGATCAGACGTCAAGTCGCTGGCGATCGAGGGCGGTCGACGGGCAGCGAACCTGCTGAGATTCGAGTATCCCGGTGAGGACGTGGGCAACCTGTGCTACAACCTCGACACCTGCGACGACGAGGCCAGTCGAACGCACCTATGGAACGAATACATCGCCACACCTGTTCGGCTGCTGGCCGCTGAGGAAGAAGAATGAACCCCGAAACCAAACTGACGCTTCAACGCCTCATCCGAGAGGCCATCCGCGATCTTCGCGAGCAGGAGGAGATGGGCTGCCCCAAGCCCGCGGTCGACCTGAAGCTCAACACGAAGAACCGAGACGCAGCGATCAAGGCGAAGCACATCCAGTATGGCCCGCTCAACCTGGCTGACGAAGCCTACTGGGAACGGCTGGCCGACCACTGGAACACGACCCCCGAGGTGGCCAAGGAATCGCGCTGCGAGAACTGCGTGGCGTTCGACATTTCCCCGAGGATGCTCGAGTGCATGCCAGGCAAGACGTCTGACGACGATGGCTGGCTCGGATACTGCTGGATGCATCATTTCAAATGCCATTCTGCACGTTCGTGTTTTACCTGGGCGAAGGGCGGACCGATCGAGGAAGACGCGACGTCCTACGATTGGCAGAAGCGCAGTGAGTCGGTCAGCGAAGGCCGCGTCCTCGAAGAGGGCAAGTTCGCGAACAAGACGCTCTCGCAGGCTCTCGAGCTGCTCGACAGCTACGGCACGAACACCTGGATCTTCTTCGACACAGAGACGACGGGCTTCAGCCCGAACAAGGAGCAGATCACCGAGGTGGCTGCGATCGCTGTTGATCCGCTCGGGTGGGCCGGCAAGCCTCGCGTGCTCGGTCAGTATCACGAGAAGATCACGCTCAACCCCGACATCCAACGTCGCATGAACGATCCTGCTTCGGAAGAGCGGATCAAGTGGGAGGAGATGCAGGCTCGCCGCGTCGAGAAGGGCAAGGAGTACGAGCCGCCTCAGGCCGTCCTCAAGCTCACCCGATACGGAGAGCGCGGCAGGAAATACATCGACGAGCAGGAAGCCCTGAGAGGCTTCGTGGAGTTCGTGGAGAGCTTCCCTAATCCAGTTCTCGTGGCGCAGAACGCTCGCTTCGACATGCGCTTCGTCAACCACCGCTCCGACAAGAAGCTGCCCCGAGTTCCCGTCATCGACACGGCCGAGCTCATGCAGAACAATCTTGTCCCGCTCGTCAAGGCCCTCGCTCAGGAGACGCCTGAAGGCGCTGAGATGAAGGGGCGTCTCGAGAAGCAGGTCGGCCGAGGCAAGCGCATCTCCGTCTCGCTCGGTGTGGTGGCCAAGGCTTTCGACATCAGCATCGACGAGTGGCACAACGCCATGGCCGACGTCAAGATGCTGATGGAGGCCCTGCGGGAGGTGGTGACCTACCTGAGAGAGTCAGGAGATGCGGTCGACATCGAACCCGAGCAGCGATCCATGTTCGCCAAGAGGAACAAGAGTCGCAAGCAGAGAGCCGCGCGCCGCTTCGCCAAACGGCAGAAGAGGTTAGCCGGCGACTGATGGCGCATACTTATCAACACGCTCGTGAACGAGGAGAAGAGATCATGAAGATCACCAAAAGGCAGCTTAGAAGAATCATCAGGGAGGGCGTGGCCCTGGCCATCCGCGAGCAGGCAAGCGACGGTGCCGCTAATCAGACTTACGTGGCTTACGCCGTGGTCGACGGACCGAGCGGCCCAGAGGGCACCGGAACTGCCTACGATGAAGAAGATGAGCCGATCGGCACGTTCAAGTATGAAGCGGTATTCGAAGAGCCCGATCCGGATGTGGGTATGGGCGCGACTGTCGAGATCATCGAACTCAACTACACGTCTGGTCCTCACGAGGGCGAAGAGGTCGCCCTCGATCGCGCAGCGCTCGAAGGTCTCGAGGAGGACATCATCGACGAACTGCCGGAGAGCTTCTTCGGCCTGCCGCGGCATCGGCGTCCGCGCTGGAACCAGCCGCTCGGGTGACTCAGAACATGAAGATCACAAGAGGACAACTTAGGCAGATCGTCAAGGAGGCCGTCAAGGCTAACGGTGTTGTGCATCCTTCCATGACGACGAGGGATTTCCTTCGCGGCCTGCAGATGGGCGGCTCCACTAGCCTCTCTCTCGATGTCGGCGACCGGGTCTCGGTGACGCGCGGAAGGTATCGAGGCGAGAGAGGCACCATCATCGAAGTTTACGAGGAGATCGACGAGTACTTGGTCGATCTGGACGACGGCCCTGAGATGACTTTCGAAGGTGGCTCGCTCGATTTCATCGGCTCCGTGTAAACCCAGCCAGCCCGTGTTATAATGCCCTTGTGGTTCCGCACCCCCACAAGGAGGCATTCGCATGTGGATCCCACCCAAGTCGCCACACGGTCTCATTCAGGAGCAGTACTGGCCTGACAAGTGGAAGGTGCTTGTCTGCTGCCTGATGCTCAACCAGACCTCTAGGAAGCAGCTCGATCGCATCATCGAGGGCTTCTTCAGGGACTTCCCAGATCCGGACGCTCTGTTGAAGGCCTCGGACGCTGACATCCTGCAGTACATCTCGCACCTCGGGATGCAGAACCGTCGGCTGAAGATCCTGCGGCGCTTCTCGGCAGAGTTCAAGGCCGGCAAGTGGGGCACCGCGAAGGACCTCTACGGCTGCGGCAAGTATGCCGACGACTGCTATCGCATCTTCTTCGTGGGCGACTGGCGGCAGGTGGAGCCGAAGGACCACGCGCTGAACAAGTACCACGATTGGCTGCACGAGACGAACGGAGGTGCGCATGCCTGAGTCGCCAGAAGTAAGACACCAAGCCAAGTACCTCTCTGCTCGCGTCCAGGAAGGGCCCCTGGTCGAGATCGAGATCCTGTCCGGTCGATACATCAAGAAGCCCATCGATAACCTGGACGAGCTGCGATCTCGCTTGCCGCTCAAGGCCATCGGCGGCGGAGCTCACGGCAAGTTCATGTACGTCATCCTGGAGGATGGCTCCTCGATCCACAGCACACTCGGCATGACGGGCGGCTGGTCGGATGCGCCCACGAAGCACGCTCGCATCCGAATGCGATTCGGCAGCAGGGAACTCTTCTTCAATGACACCCGCAACTTCGGCACGTTCAAGTGGTGCCGGGATCGCAAGTGCCTCGTTGACAAGCTCGAGTCTCTCGGTCCTGACATCATGCAGGAGATCGACGACAGCGTCTTCATCGCCTCGCTGCGACGCAAGAACCACTGGAACATCTGCAAGGCCCTGATGGACCAGTCAGTCGTCGCCGGCATCGGCAACTACCTCAAGGCTGAGATCCTCTACGCGTGCGAGATCGACCCTCGCGGAGCAGTCGCTGATCTCGACGACGCTCAGTTGCTCGCCATTCGCGATCAGGCGCATCGGATCTCCTGGCTATCGTACGAGTCTGGGGGAGCAACGATTCAGTCCTATCGCAATCCTGATGGCTCTGAGGGCAGCTTCTCTCGACGCTTCGCAGTCTACGGCCAAGAGACGGATCCTCACGGCAACCGGGTCGAGAAGGTCAAGGTCGACGACGGTCGCACGACCCACTGGGTGCCTGCGGTGCAGTCGAGCGAGGAAACGACGGACGGATTCTACTGAGAGGGTGTAAAACGCCCCAGAACGCTTACGATGATTGACGAGACCAACCAACCAGGAGCTTACATGAGCGACAACAACCAGCACGCGTTTTCCGATGACACGATCGCAGCGATCGTCAAGATCCTCCAGTTCGGCCTCCTCGCAGG